GTGATCTTGCGCAGTATGATTTTCTACGTTTAGCAGCTTTTGATCCTGGTTTCACTTTACCAGTCACGGCTGTTTTTAATTTAGAACCAGGGTTAAGTCTTCTATAAGCTTTAACTCCAGCCTCTGTCATTCCAGCACCCTTTTTAGTGGGTCTAAAATTTTTTTTATTTCTTGCAGGCATTGTGCCTTTTGAATATTCTATTCTTCCACCTTCAGCTTTTTTAATTCTAATAATATTAGATCCTTCACCTGTAGTAGTGTCTACTCTTAATCCTTTAGGTAACTCTTTCTTTTTCTTTTCAGTAACAAAAGATTTTACATCTTGTTTTTTATTATATTTATTCATTACGCTTTTTTCTTTTTAGCAAATGTTGCAGCTCTATCAGGTGTAGGGCCTGTATTCGCTTTCGCTTGTTTTCTTCTTACGGCACCCGCACGCTGCCCTTTGCTCATCGCTCTTGCTTTTGCAATAGGCACGCATTTTGGATAATTTTTTCTTTTTTCTCCACCACTTCTTCCACACTTCGGGTAAGAACCATCTGGCCGCTTGTTTGCAATATCGACCCAATTCTGTTTGACCCATTCTCTTAGTCCTCCGCCTTTTGAGTAGTAAGTTCTCACTAGACCATCCTAGTTTTTTTCTTCCTATCAGACATGATAGCACCACATCCTTTAGCTACAGCACCACCTTTGCCATACATAGCTCTAGGCATATCCATCATCATTCCACCACCCATAGCTTTTTTTCTTTTCTTTTTACCACCTGGTGTAACTTTACCTGAACATACAGCTGATGCGTACATGTTCGCGTATGCAGACGGGTACACTTTGAATTTTCTCTTCGCTGCTGCTTTTCCTCTTGGACAAAGTTTTGCCATTATTTACTTCCTCCTCCAAAAGCTTTTTTCATTTTAGATGCCATGTCTTTTATTTTTTTCTTGTTTTTTTCACTAGACATTTCTTTTAATTTTTCTTTACCTTCTTTTGATTTAAGAAAATTTTTTCCTGCTTTTCCTAAACCTATTATTCCACCAACAAGTTTTTTCTCTCTTTTGCCATTTATTACACCTCTACCTTTTAAGATATCAGCAAATGTAACTTTACCATCTCCTGTTAAATCAGGAAACTTAGAACCTTTTTTGTAATTCATTCTACGGCCCATCATTCCGCCACCCATTTTCTTTTCTCTTAAACCTAGTTTACCACCTTTAATAACAACATCTGATTCCATAACTTTTTTATATTTTGGAAATTTCTTTTTAGCAGCTCCGTGTGCAACTGTAGCCCCAGCAGCGGCCGCTGCTCCAGCGCCAATGGCTTTACGTTGCGTTGATTTTATTTTTGCAGACCTAGCAGCCACTCCTCTGTCAAATTTATCTTGTATCTTTGTAACTTTTTTTATTGTTTTTGCAGTGCCTGTATTTGGTTTAACACCTGCTTTTTTTCTTATATTAAAAATTTCATCTGTTTCTTTTCTTCTCTCGGTTAATCTTTTTGCAATTTTTGGTACCACATAACTAAAAAATTTACTTGCCATTATTTTTTGCCTCCTTTAAATATTTGTGTACCCTTTATACCATAAATACTCGCGACCACAAGGATCCAAAGATTTGTGAACCATGACGGGAGCTGCTGGAACTGTTCAAAGAACATTTTTATCTTTTCTGCTGCTCCAGGATCGTCGCTGAAGACCCCCCAAGCGATCACCAAAATTGGCGCCGTTAACACGAGCAACACGAACTCGTCTTTCCAGTCCGATTGTCGGGCCTCTAACAATTTGCCCTGGTACTCGCTCTCCCCTCGGGCCATCTTATCAGCATGCATAAGTTGTGCATCCGCCATCTTCATTTTTGTCTCTTGTTTCTTCTTATAGATGTGCGTTGCCGCGTTTAGGCCAAGTTTAAGTGCACTGAACCACATAATTAGTACGCTTTAGAATTTCTTTTTTTTTCTGGTAACATTCTTTTCTGACCGCCAACTGGCATTTCAGGTTTTCCTGTACCAATATAGTTAAAAGCGCCATCAGCAGTAGTTTTAGATCTAGGATCTACTTCAATACTCTGATCTGCAACCTTAACATCTTTTATTTTATCTAGTCTTTGCATTTATGCTCCTTTTTTTACTCCTTTTATAACACCTTTATTCTTAGATGCATAGAATATCTTTTCACCCTTCTTCTTACCATACTGTTTTTTCATAGATTTCATAATTTTTTTGCCTTTTTTGTTTAACGGCATATTAATCCTCTATCATAACCTTTGCTTGATCGACTCCTGACTTTGCAAGACTGACTCCAGCACGTAATTTAGCTAAATCTTCGTTTTGTTCCATCTTATCTTCAGCTATTTCTTGTGCTTGCATCAATTTTGCTCTGTTTAAATCTTGATTTGCTTCATCAGATTGTTTTTTACGCTCATTTTCCATTGCTCTAAGGTCAACTTCACGTGATTTTAACTTTAATAGAGGGTCATTATCGAATTGAGAAGTAATTTCTTTCTCCTCTTTCATAAATTCCTCTGTCATTTCTGCAATTAAAGTAGCTTTTCTTGCTTCAACTTGATTTGTAAGCATTTGTAACTGTTGTTGAATCTGTGGATCCATCGCTGCCATCTGTTGCATTTGTTGCATCTGCATTAATTGCTCTCTAAATTCTAATTCAACCTGTTCTTGAGCCATTAAACTAATGTGTTCAAGAATATTTTTTTGTATTGCAGCCATAATCATAGGATTATTTCTAACCATGTTCGTTGACATGAAGTTTAAATGCGCTGTGATGTGTGCTCTGTGGTCTTGACCAGGAAAAGCTTGGAAAGGTTTCATACCCATTGCATTAATATGCTCCATACTTGGATCCATCGGTGCCATTGGCGCTGGTGGTGGTAATACTGCATCAACATCTTTTACACCAATTGCATTATACATGTTTCTATAGATTTGATACATGTTGTGCAGCTGTGGATTTGCTGTTGCAATTTGTAATTGTGTTTGTGCAAGTGTAATTCTCTGACTCATTGAAAAAATATTTGGATCTGCAATAGGTACAATATCTATTCTATCGTCAAAATCTGCTTGTTTAATATTTCTTGCACCACCAACAACATCATATGGATATTCAGGTGGTAAATATTTTGAAACAATATTAGCTAACAATTTAAATTCACTTTTCATAGCTGCATAACATCTTTTGTGTATTGCAGACATGACTCTTGAACCACGTTCAAGAAGTGCAACTGTAGTTCCAACTGCAGCTGCTTGATTACCATCGCCCACTTGCATATCAGCAATAGACGCGAATCTTTGACCAGCTTGTACAACTACGCCTAATAAATTTAATAATGTAGGAGATGGTTCTTTGTATGGTAATGGAAAGAATGCATCTCTTAAATTTCCACCAGGTGCATCGACATCCTTAAATTCACCTGGTTGTATTGGAGATGCTTCGTCTCTGACTCTAACTCCTCTTTGTTTAAATCCTGCAGGTAAGTTCGATAAAGTACCAGCGTCTAATAATTGACGGAGAGCCGCCGTTGCCGTACGACTCAATCCGCCAATCATATGAATGAGTCCAAAGCCATAAAATCCTAGTCCTGGCAGAAATTTGAAGTGGACAAAATATTGGATTTTAGTTTTCTTTAGATCATCGGGCGCGTAGTTCCTTCTGATAGAAAGAACTTTCCTACTACCTTCTTCGACTGTTACGATGTAAGGTAATTTTATTCCTGTCGGTCCATCAGTTCCTTGATCTTCAAAACCTTCCAGGTCTAAGTTTACATGACACTCTAACAAAGTATATACAGGTTCATTCTTACCTGTTTTCTTTGTACCTTCTAACTCACGTTCCTTGTTTGTTAATTCGTTATTTGTATCTGTACCAGGAGGACCTAACTCAACGTCAGAATAAAAACCTGATACTTGTTGTTTTCTTAATTCATTTTCAGAAATTTTAATTGTATGAATAACCGCTTCCGCATCATCTAATGAGGTAGCTGTATACGGAACGATTAATTCATCTGCTGGTACAAA